CTCGTTTGCTACACTCTCTGCATTTAGTGGTACTACACTTAGAGTTGATAGAGCATATAATGGGAAAACAATGGCTGTAGTATTTACGGATGGGTCTTCATCGTTATTTACAGTAATTACCGGAACATCGCAGCAGACTCTTACAGCGAATGGTTTTGATACTTCATTCCCAGAAATCAGAAGACTCTGTCTCTTAGGTTATCGTTAATCTTTAGTTCATATAATAAAAAAAAGACCTAGTATTTCTACTAGGTCTTTTTAGTTAATGAGTATATTGTTTACGTTGTATGCTCTGTGTCTATCACGTTCTCTTCAATAATCTCTTCTGTTATAGGTTCTATAATTGGTTCTTCATAGACAGGAATCAATGTTAATAGCTTTTCTAAGGTTAATTTCATTACAGATTGGAAACACAAGCGTGATTGATAACCTCAGAAATCGTGACGGCGGTTTTGTGTGGAGTGTCCATGTGGTATGTTAGTGAGAAATTCTGTTTGCCCAAAATTTAGAAAAGCTAAATAAAGTGGTATTGGATACAACTGCCGTGTCTTGTGAAAAGCCTATTGTAAATGTCGCTGAAGCTGTCAAAACAACAACGGAAGGAAGCAGTTGAAAATTAGAACCAGCTCCACTCGTAAGCGATCTACTAAAAACAAAAGGGCTACTTCCACCGCCATAAGCTGGGGTGCTACTTCCAAAAATTGGGTTTGATGACCCTCCATTAACACTAATCATAATCAATCTGTGATTGTATGACTCAGGCTGCGCTCCTGCAACAGCAATGTAAATTTTCGCGCCTCCAGTTGCAGCATTGGTTGTTTCAAAGTAGCCGTTTAACTCCCATGTTCCTACCCCAAGAGATAAAACCATAGTTGTGTCAGCTCTGGTTGCAGAATTACTTACAACAAAATTAGTTCCTAAAATAGTTGAAACGGATCGAGCGTCTGCATCCGCCCTAGTAATCAAACTCGTCGCCGCTGGCACTCCAGTCCCTGCGCTTGTCGGGCGGGTGGTGTTTCCAAATGCAAATCCAGCACTATCACCAACAGCACTCAAAGTAACCAGACCTGCACTACTGACTGTTGTGCTTGTATAGTTGGAAGCGTTATAGCCAATGCGTAGCTGTTCTGTGGTGGCAATGGTGTGAAGCTTGGCTAAAGGTGATGTTGTTCCAATCCCAATGTTGCCATCACTTAAGGCAGTTAACCTAGCGACAGAACCTGCCACAAGTGATACTTTGGTAGTGTCCATTGTTATACCGTTGGTATTTGAAGAAAAGTCAAAAATATTATTAGCTACAAAATAAGCAGCTGCTGGTAGAGCCACATTACCATTAGATTGTATAGTCAATCTAAGAACTCCATTTGTTGCGAAGTTTAGAGTATTAGCACTAGCAGAATACATCCCTGTATCTAAATCACCATTGAACGTATATGAAGGTGCTGTACCAGTGCCTAACGGTAATTCTATCTGTCCAGAACTGAGAGTTAATTTTGATGTAGGTGTTGTTGTTCCGATACCAACCTTATTATTAGCCGCATCTACAAAAAATGTGTTGGTATCAACGGTTAAATTTCCACTAATATTTATGTTACCACTTATACTTTGATTACCAGTGGTATAAACTACTTGATTATTTAAATTAGTAATTTGCCCTTGTAGTGATCCACTTATTCCAGTCACATACTGAGTCGTCGCATATGCAGAAAGATCGACGCCAGTGATGAATCCTGACGGATTCGACGCTGCGTAGAACGCGCCTGTTTGGCCTGTAGTGACGTAGCTGGTCAGATCGACGCCAGTGATGAATCCTGACGGATTCGATGCTGCGTAGAACGCACCTGTTTCACTATCAAGTATATAGTTTCCAGTTTGATTGTTTAACGTAGTTAATTGAGCTTGTAACGCGCCACTTATTCCAGTCACATATTGAGTTGTCGCATATGCAGAAAGATCGACGCCAGTAATAAAACCACTTGGATTGCTAGAGGCATAAAATGCACCCGTTTCTGAGCGAATAATATAAGTCCCAGTAGAACTGATTATACTATTTAAATTAGTAAATTGGCCAGAAGTTAAATGATAGTATTGATTATTTTGGCCACCTTGTAGTCCTAAAAGATAATTATGATCAATGGAATCAATTCCGCCACTAATGTGGGTATTGGCATGTAAAGTATAACCTTGTGGTGATAAATTTAATAAATTACCACTATTACTAACCAATATATTAACACTGGGAATAGAAGATACTTGAACATTGATACTCATTGTGTTTTATTATCGATATTAGTTACAGATCCATACATCAATTTATCTGGGCAACCATCTAGTCTATCGGCAAAAAGATCATAAGAACTCGATGAGACATCAAGAATTGACGTTTGGTTGGAAGTTAAAGAGATAATCGCTGTTCCGCTTCCAGTATTTAGTATCTGAGTATTAAATACTGCTTGTAATTCGTCATCGAAATCTCTTCGTATTTGGCCAGTTAAAGTTACCCCAGAAAGATTATATGGCGAGCCATCTGTATTGGTAAATGTCAACCCCAAACTAAAACAAGCTCGTTTCTCAATGGAAATATTATACAGCGCAGCACTCATCTAATGCTTTTACACCCAATTTATCTCTTCTGGCAAATATTTACAAGTCAACTCTTCTCCTATTTCAATGTTTTTTATAGCATAGTAAATGTCCCGATTCAAATCATGATATAAATTCGGAAAATCAGAATGATTCACAAAATATGAAGCATTGATTTTGTTCAATTCACAATCTATCCAAAAGCCAAACTCATTGTTATTACACACATTTTTAATGTGATTTAAAACGTCTTCGCCACACCAAGAAACCTCTTGCCACAAAATAAAATGATTGTTTTCTGGAGAGAAAACAATTTCATTTTTATCTATAGAAGTGAGTGCAATTACTCCTACTCCCGCGCCGACTATGCCGCTTGTTACGACTTTGACTACAGGATTATTTTGTAGTTGATTTATTACCTGTTTCTTGAGGACCATGAGAAAATTCGGTCATGTAACTGTAGTCAGTAAATAAAGTTTTTTTATTTTCTACGCTATAAATGTTTAAATCTATTTTAAATCCAGGGTTTTTATCGATAGGTTTATCTACCCATGCGTTATCATGCCAAATAATTCGATTGTTTGGATAAGCATAAAAATTCCCATTGTCCATTTTAAAAACATGGGCGCATTTATGTTCTGGAGTTTCAGAGAAATTAGTATCTAGAATGCTTTTGTTTTCCCATCCCCAATCTAAAGTAAACATGTATTCACCTGCCTCTTTGGAGTTATCTGGAGTAACCAGTAAGGCTCTTAATCCCTTTAGTCTCGCTCTTACTTGAACATCGATGTAGGGGCTAAAGCAGTCCCAATACATCGCTTTTTCTAGTGGCACAGGCTCGCAAGGCTTCCAACAAAAGGCAGAAATGGGTCTTCGTGTCCAATTGACGCCATTAGTTAAAAAGCCTTCAAATAGTGGAACTCTTTTCTCTATAGATGCCACTGAATGAACATCACACGATGTGTATTCACCAAATCCCGATTCATGATTAAACAAATACTCATTGCGAATTAAACAAGTTATTGTGGGGATATTATGATTTAAATAAGGCATTTTTTTTATTTTTTAATAAACTTTTCTGGAGTCTTTTCGATCTTTTTTGCCAAATTAACAATTGCATTGATGATTTCTGGAGAAACAACACCAACAGTTCCATAAATTATAGCTTTATACAGCGAAGAAATCTCTAATGAAGTAATGACTGTTCCTGAGTCAATAATCACCCAAACTACCCCCGATAATATTGAAGCCGCACAAACTTTTTTTAATTGCTGTAAAATTGTCAATTTTGTTGGATTAGAAATTAACCTTGTCGTCATTGTTAATGCCCCAATAAAAGGGATAATCCAACCGCCGTTTATAAATTCTCTTAAGAGGGACTTTTCGGGTTCCATGATAAACGTAATTACACGGCAAACACAAAAAAATATTTACTTTTTTAATGAAACACTAAAGATGGTTAGTGCTGTTTCCCCTGTATCTGATTTTGTAATTTCATCGATTCTTCCGTTCATTCTTAAAGCACAATCTTTTGCCCACTTAAAACCTTCAGCAATTTCGCTCGTATAACTTTGAATGTAATTGCTTTTATGGTCGTAGACTCGATATAGGTTGTGTTGTTTTTCACTCATATATTTGTAGTTTACTCTTTTAACCAAAAAGGTCAAGCTTTTTCTGGATAAAACTCTAAGGCGATATTCCCAACAAATTTAGAATCGTCAGTAATGATTCCAAAAATTAACATAAAATTACAATTAAAGTGAGTTTCTTTAATTTCCAAAAAGTATTTTTTGCTGTTTAAGGAAACCGAATGAACCTTGCCTTCGGTTTGTAGAGTGCAGTTTTCAAAAATTTGATTTTGAAAATGTTTTGTAATATTATTTGTGCCGATTATTCTAATTGAACCTTTCATGTTTCCAAGTAATTTGTATATTATTTTCTTTTATATTTAATTCGCCAATATGATCGTATCGTTTTAGCCAATTTAAGAATTTATTTAATTTATGTTTCCTAGTTATAGTAGCTGAAATTGAAGATTTATCAAATTTATTCATAGCGAAAAATATTGTTTCATGGACCATTCGCATAGATAACTTTTGATCTTTGGAGAAATGACCAAAAGAGAATTGAAGTGCAATTTCAGAATTTTCCCAAGAGAAAAAGGTGTATCTGTCAATTTTGGGCTTTGAAGATTTAATGATAAAGCATTCTTTGCTTAAAAAATCAAAATATTCTTTGATCTTCATGGACCTTAAAGATGGAGACTTTAAAGAGCAAAAATCATAAGGTTTAGATTTAATACAGAAATTGTAGAACATATCGAATAATTCTTTATTATTATGCTCTACCTGTTTAATTTCGGTCATTACTGTTTATAATAACAATAATAGTGTAAATTTAAATATGGGTCAAGGTCAAAATAAAATAGCAAGTAGTTTGTTGGACATCCAACCGACAGCAGTGCTAGAATTTTTTAGAATATACCCAGATACAGTTAATAAGCCAACAGCCTTTATTCCAATTCATGGTGGATCTATATTCGGAGGAAATGTGACTTGGCAGTCTATTGAGTATATTCCTGTGCCAATAGAAGCAGAAGGTTTTGAAATCAATGGCAACGGTCAATTGGCAAGGCCAAAAATTAGAATCGCTAATAAAGACTTTTTAATAAGCAGTTTGCTTCAAAATAATTTTGATTTTAAAAACGCTAAAATAGTCAGAAAAAGAACATTCTTAAAGTATTTAGATGATGTTAATTTTGAAGGCGGTAATCCTTTTGGATCTCAAGATTTTACAGCGGAAATAAATAATGAAACATTTTTAATTGGTCAAAAAACTCTTGAAAATAAAGTATATGTAGAATTTGAACTGACTTCGCCGCTTGATTTAGAAAATTTTGAAATTACTAATAGGCAAATATTAGCAAAGTATTGCTATTGGACTTATAGAGGCGCAGGTTGTAATTATGTTAATAAACCAATAGAAATGGAAAACGGAGATCCATTTTTAGATGCAAATGGAGCTATTGTCGTTCCAAAAAATCCAGTGAATCAATTTTTAACTAATTCTCAAAATGAATGGGCCAATACTAAGGGTTATGATAAAAGAGATATTGTTTATCTTGAAAATCCAAAAATAATTATTAATAAAAACCCTTCGGACAAAGACAGCTATTCTGGTCCACTAAGAACTTGGTATGTTTCCATTTTTGAAGGCAAAAATAGAAATAATCATCCAGAATCAAATCCAACTTATTGGCTAAAAGATGCGTGTTCAAAAAAATTAAATGCTTGTAAAAAAAGATTTATTAGTAGCCCTGCAATACAAGGTCAAAGCTTGCCATTCGGAGGCTTTCCTGGAACAGACGGATTCCCTTATGGTTAATATTTGTAAAAATACAAAAGATGCATTAACGGTAATTAAAAATCATTGCCGTTCAAATTCATATACTGAAGTATGTGGGTTTATAGGCTATGATCAAAGCTCAAAAAAGCATATAGTACAGTTAGAAAAAAACTGCTCTACTGATCCTAAAAACTTTTTTGCTATTGATGCTTTGAAATACTTACTTTTTAAACAGAAATATTTATTCGGAGCTATTTTCCATAGCCATATTATTGGCGATGAAAAACCATCTGAGTTTGACATTAAAATGTCAGAAAATTGTTGTATTCCATTTTTGGTTTATGGGTTAAATACTGATAAGTTCGAAATTTATCAGCCTAAAAATATCGAATCTGATGTAAAAATACTAAAGAAAATCAAAACAAACATATGACAAATATAATTTTACATGGAATCCTTGCTAAAGAATTCGGCGCAAACTTTAGGATGAAAATCCATAAAGCCGCAAATGTTTTTAAAGCTATTGATGTCAATAGAAAAAACTTTAACAAAAGAATAGTTGAACTCTCAAGGGAGGGTTTTAATTATACAATAATTGTTGATGGTAAAAAAATTACTGAATTAGAAGAATTAAATATCCAAAGAGAACCACAAGAGATT